CTCCTAAACAATTTTATTATGGTCTTTACGTATTCTATTTTTTCCTTTTTTAAAAATATCAGAAATTTTATTTTTCTTCATTACTTTAGCACGTTGTTCTGCAACAGTTAATATTTGTATTTTCCTAGCAAATGGTTTACTAATATTTCTAACTTTTCTAACAGTATTATTAGCATCTTGTACTGTAGCAAATTTGATTGATACAGTATCCTTAGGATTTTCATCGGTATATAATCTTCTACCCGACCCTTTTGGTTTTTTTCCTGTTCCCGTTTTTGGATCCGCCATTTTTCTTTTTTCTCCTTGCTGCTGTGATAATATCCCCTCTTGTAATTTTATCCTTAGGAGGATACATTGCTGCTAGTCTTTTATTACTCTTTTTCATAATATCACCCAAATTGTTTTTTGAATTTTTTTGTATACACAGAAGGTTTTGTCTTTCTACGTTTACCTGACTTAAAATCAGTAGCAAATACATAAGCAGAAGGATCGTCATCAGCTTTTTTTCTGTTACGATTTATCTCTTTTTTACGTTTAGCTTTTTCTGTAGAACTTAATCCTGCTAAATACTTTGCAGGTATTTTAGGGTCTCCACCCTTTTTTAACATCTTTGGCTTTTTCTTTTTGGCAGGAGGCTTACTTATTTGTTTCCTCATATTACCACGTGTCATCGCCATATTACCAAGCCTTACATGACCAATACCGAGCTGTAAACTTATCTTTAGCTGTATCACAATTATGACGAGCTCTAAAAGATTTTCTACGTCCAGGAATGTTTTTCTTAATTGTCATATTAGGATCGCCGAACCTAATAACTTTTATGAGGTTTCCTTTTGCAGCTAGAACTGCTGATTTTTTCTTAGCTCCTGGAGTTTTTTTAGGTTTATTATATCCAGGAAAAATTTCCCCCCGATAACTTAATTTACCAGAGGGAGTTCTTTTTACATCAGCTTTTGTAGCCACTAACCAAATTCCTTCCTAACCTGAAGCATAACAGTATATGTATCAGCAGAACTATGTCCTACAGTTGTAAACATAATATCTCCTGTTACTCCTGTTCCTGCATTATTAGTAAGTCCACCAAAGCTAGTATAGTCATGATGACCACTTTGGTTTTCTCCAAGTTCAATACAAAAAACATCAGTGTCAGCATCAAATAAAATTTTGACTTTCATGCCATTACATTGCCACCAAATTTTTTCAATAGTAGCTTTAGTACAACTATCACCATTGCCATTTTTAGATAATGCACTGACATCAACTTTTTTTACAGCGTCTTCACCTGTTCCGTCAGAAATATTAGTAAATTTCAAAACGGCAGTTTTTGGACCATCTATAATCGTTTGTGAGGTTACAGCATCTGCCATTGATTACTCCTTTATTTCTCCACGTAAAAGCATAGCTTTATATTCAGCACTCCCTTTAGGAGGAAGAGTAGTAGAGCTAATTTCCTCTACCACTCTCCATGCTTCATTTTGTGGGGTATCTGGATTATCAGCAATAAACTCGCCTTTCTCCGTTCTGGCTCTTACTTTTTTAGCCATTGTTTACCCCCTATCTATTTTGAGCTGCAAATATGTAATCAATATTCATTGACTTTGTACCTGTAGCAGAACCTGATAATTCCATAGCACCTAAAGCTAAATTTTCAT